CGAATAGCCTCACTCCTTTACCAAATTGTAGCATACGGTGATAAAAAATGAAAGTAAATTTTAAAATAACAAAACATAAATTTGACTGGAAAGCGTTTATTGCGTGGTTAATTTTCATCGGAATAATCATGTGGTTTATATTTAAGTAGGTGATAATATGAAAGTAGATACCGAGAAAATTGAATGGCTGTTAAATAATGCAACTCAATATAGAATTAATAAAGATACAGGCGTTACATTATCTATTTTAAGTAGATTGGTTAATGGTGAACGTAAAATAGAAAATTTGACTATAAGAACAGGTAGTGCATTAACTGAATATGCTGAAAAATTACAAAAGCAGGAGAAGTAACTCCTGCTTTTTGACTATCCTTTTGACTTTCCAAACGTCTAAAATAATACATAGTTTTCTAATTTTAAAAAATGAAAATGCTGTTATATCAACGTTTTCCGTGCTTTTCATTTGTAATATAATCGACTAGTTTTTTTATCCTCCCAAATAAATATTTCT